TTACTTGCGTTAGCATCGTATTTGACTAGGTTCTTTCGTAGATCGTCTATAATGTCTTGAGCCTGTAAAGCTAACAACTGTGCAAGGGGTGAGTTTGGTTCACCTTCTAGTGCAGCCTTAGAACTTCCAAGGTTGAGACTCTTAAGTATTTGATCTTCTGTTGGCATTAGACAAACTCTTGATAGATTATATTTACACCCCTGTAAGTGTCGGCACTACCAATATCTTCGTAAACATCTTTACTTACGATTACACTAAACTCATATTTTTCGTAACCCTTAGGTAATTCATCAATAAGGCAGTCTAATGTTTTTTTGTTATTTATCCCCATAATTCACAAGATACTAAATTATTTACGTTTACGCATTGCCTTAACCGTCGCTGCGTGTTCTTCCTTCAATTTATGCGTTAGAAACTTTGCACGGTGGTCGAATACATAGATATTCCAATCCGTTACTTTCTTCCAGTCTCCGTTTGTGTACTCCTTTGCTAGTGCATGGATGGTTTTCTCCCAAACAAACTTCTTACTCGATCTCTCAATTTCGCCCCCTTCCTTGCTGCCCTCTCGCTTATTGCCTGTAGTTGCATTGATCTGTGTAATTTGGTCAAAAAAAAAGCGTCTGCCTCTAGGAATGCTTGAAGCGGTAAGTGTTCCCTCAATATATCTTTACGGTCTGCGATAGGGTTAATTAAGTTTCCATTGTCGTCTGTTTCTCCGTATCGTTCACCCTTTGGGAAGTAATACAAACACGCTTTACGTACTGGATCGTTAACTAAATCTGTATTATCAAAGTCAATGTGCCAGCCTGCTGCAACCTTGTTAGGATTAATCAACTCGAATTCTTTACCGTCTAACGTGATTTCTTTCGGTGGTGAGTCATTTAGTTTAAACCCTGCAAAAGATAACAGAGAAGCCCTGTAAAGAATATCCACATCCTTCTTAGGGAGCTTCTTAATCTCATGCAATGATGCTCCTGTTAAATCTGACAAGAATACTACTTGCTCACTAACTGTCGGACGCTTACTAAATACACTCTCCTTAATTGCTTTGTAGTGCTTAATCCGTAAATCCTTCTTAGACTTTGGTATTCTTATCTCTGTGCTCATGAATCGAATGGGAATTTATTATCCTTCTTATTTGTTTTCAATGTAGACTCTATGGATTTAACATATCCAATGCTAGGCAACGAACAGTAGTTGAAATACGCTAACTTGTTGTTAACCTCTACTGTGAATCGTTTACCTAAACTCGCGTTGAACTCTTCATTTATTATTTTATATTCTATCATCTTCTCTACTTTTAATAATACTCGCCCGTGTACTTACCCTCTGAGCCTACACCGTAACATAGCGCATCCATTAAGTGATCTTTATTTGACTTCTTAGGCTTGTTTGTCTTAGGATCGTACACCCATTCTCTAATCTCTTCTATCAAATTTAGTGATTTCTTATGGATAAATATACCACCTGTTTCTAGTTTCTGTATTGCGAAGTCCTTTATATCGTTCTTGCTCTCACATTTAGTCGCTCGTATTCCGTTGTCCTTTAACTCTTGTATACTCTTTGGCTCTGCGTAATCACAATATACTACCGTCTCAGGTGTGTAACCGTTTTGTATCATTGCTTGTGCTGCTGGCTTGTTTGTCAGTCCTGAACTATAAACTAATTCTTTGAGATAATACGCCCCGTTCATTTTGTAAATGTCAACTGCTGCGAACTTAGAAGAACTGAAACCGAAATCTACTCCTGTACACACTTTCTTTGCATCACTTGGTATATCATCCACTTGTTGCCAGTTCTCGAATACTACACCGTCCAATTGACCAATAAGACCTAACCCGTACACCTTCCATTTGTTAGCCCAATACTTGCTTTTAATGTTACCCTCATTGAATAGTTCATCTAGTGGTAATTCAGGATTGTAAAACCCTTTTTGTTTGTAGTCTAGGATAGATTTAACCTCGCTTTCACTTAGGTACTCGTTATCTTCAAACGTTAATCGTAGGTAGTTATTCTCGTTTATGTAGTCGTCTCCCCAAAATGTACGGTCGGGGTTGTAGTCAATGATGGTTAACCCTGCTCTTGATATGAATTGAACTGCTGTATCAACCTCCATTCTATCCGCTTCATTGATATACAAAAGTTCGCGTCTAAACCCTTTACCTAAGTCGGTGGTATCTGCACCAAGAAAATCAATGTAACTGCCGTTATCGTATTCGTGTTTGCTTTCTGAACGGTTAAAGTCTTGTTCTGATTGCATGATACCCCAATCTAACGCTATTTTTTTGTAATCCCTTACAACCGTTTTTTTCATCTTGGATAGTTCGGAACTTAAAACCGTGGCCTCCTTTGCTGATGAGCTTAATGATTGTTGTAGTAGTTGGATTATTGAAACCGTCTTACTTGCTCCCTGACCTCCACAAATAACAAAAACGTCCTCATCGGGATTGTTCATTATTAGATCGAGTATCTTGTGATAGGCTCGTGTGTATAGGAATTTATTTACCAAGTATCTTATAGATTAAACTCATACCAAACCAACCCGATACACACCCAAATATTATATATATCAACGCTATCATTTTCTTTCTCCAATGTCGGGAACGTTTGGAATGTTTAACCCTCCTTTAACGTCTACTTCTTTCTTGTCGGTAAGGTTGTTTAATCGTTGGGTTATGCTTGGATTATAGAATCCTAGTAGCCCTCCTGCGATTTGATCTGCCCTTATTTCGTCTCTTATACGCGAACAGATAGGAAGGAAATCGGTATAATCATCATCTTGATTCTTAAAGTATTGCCCTACATTCCCGTGATTATCATAACAATAAACCTTGAACCCCGCCAATGTTAGTGGCATTTTTGGGTAGTCTGTAACCTTTTCACCATCACGACCAACATACTGAACTTTCTTCCACTTCTTACCTTCTTCTATTAGTGAGGTCTTGTAGTCCGTCCATGCTTTTAGTAAGTCTTCTGGAGTCTTGAATATTCTTGTCGGGTGTGGTTTCTTTGCCATGTCTAAACGTATTTGTATGTTGGTTTAAATCTTTGCTTGCTAGTTTTGCTAATAAGATTATTGTATTCTTCTATTGCTTCCCTTTCTGTTTTGAACCAAGAATACTTTCTTATGCTTGGCGGTGTCATAACTAGTGATTGGTGATCCCTATGTTTTAGTGGATTGACCCAAAAGAAAAATAAAACTCTATTTTCAATTGTGTATTTTGAACCATCAAACTTAATCCTATACTTTGATGTGTACCCTTCTATCCTTGTTTTGTCAACTTTAGGCAATGTTTTTTTAGCATCTTTTATTTTCTCCTTCATTCTATCTTTTGCGCTAATCATATTACTGTTCTTTTAATAGTTCAATGAATCTGTCTATGCTTCTTGCTTTAATGTTGGGGAATTTGGCACGTAGGTCTTTAAGGCTTAGTCCTGTCAAATCTTCATCTGTCTTTGGGTGTGTTTCCTCTGCGAGTTCTTGAATCTCTGTGATATTTAAAGCACCATTCTCATGATAAGTATTACCTGTACCCCACTCTTCAATTACTTTTGGTTTGTGATCTTCTTTGACTTGTTCAATATGTTTAGACTTGTTTTTGCCTGCGTCCTTTGACTCTTCAAACTTAATATAATTGTGTACACAGTTCATTGCCGTAATCACACAGTACCCGCATGACTGGTCTAATGGCTTGACAAACTTTTTACCGTAGCTCTGTTGTAGTTCAATGTTAACTAGGTTTAAGTGTCTCAACTCTTCTGCCGTGAAGTCTGTTTGGCGTGTCTCGCACTTTTGTCGTACTACGTTTAGACTCTCTTCGTGTTCTATGATTCTTTTCATGCTTGCTTTACTTTTTGGTCTTGTTGTTGGTTGAATAGTTCGTCTATGTCGCTTTGTAAATAACCCTCTATTAACATTACTTGCGTTATTGCGTGTCTGATTTGATACATATACTCTACCTTATCTAGGTCTACAGTATATATAACTGGATCACCTTTTCCTTGTGCTGTGATTATCATTTTATCTTAGTTGTTTGTGCCATGAAATATACTAGCATAGCTGTTAATGGGTTTAGTGTTGCGAGTAGTGCGATCCAGAATGCTTGACACGGGAAACAATCTATTAACTTATATCCTTTTGTCTGGCTAAGTCTCAATACTCTGCGGATCCAGTAACCACCGTTAAATTTATAGTGAGCGATAAACACCCCGAACCAAACTAACGCGATCCATAACGGTTGAAATTCTAAACTAATCCAATTCAAACTCATATCTTTCTCTTATTTGATCCTTAACAAATGTACACATTTTACGTATAACCCTGTAATCTACTGCCGAACGCCTTGAAAACTCTAGCTCTGATATGTTTAGAAAGTAACATTGTTTGAATACCTTTACTTCGTATGTGTGTCCTTCAATCTCTAGCTCCAATAGTATTCTATGTATTGGAATTGTGTCATATCCTTTTGTCGGAGTGTCGTCTATTTGGTCAGTGCTAACATCAGGTTTAACGTACTTCTTATAAAACTTGCTCGACTTGTCTCGGTATTCACGCTCTAAACTTACATGTACGTATCTGTCTAATGCTTTCTGGTGAACGTTCTTTGTCTTTTCGAGTAAACCTTTATCTGATATTAGAAAGTGCACTAGGTCTTGTCCTAGGTCGCCAGCTATTTTATGTGCGTAACCGTAATACTTATCTATTCTCTCTACAACTAGACTCATCCAGTCAAAGATAATCATATTTTATTAACCCATGTTTACAGCTACAATCATTGCAGCCATTAATAAAATATATGCTATTGCTTTAAGTGTTGGCTTCATTTGTTTAGTTGTTTGATTAGTGTTTTGTTTCTTGTGAACTTTACTCATCTCGTAGTTGTAAAACTCAACAACTTCATCTTCGGTAGTACCTTCATCGTGTCCGAAGTATCCGAAATCTTTTTGAAGTTGTATCTGTTCAGACTCTTCTAATTCGTACCACCACTTTAAAGCAATCTCTTTTGTTTTCTTCATCCTTAAAACATTTTAGTAATTAGTTCTAATAGTGTGTTCAGTGCTTTCATAATCTCTTTGTTTATTTCAAATTTAACTCTATTCCTTTGGTTAATTGTCGGTATTAGTACGAACGGTTTAAATCAATGATAAACGGTATTCAGATTCCA